CATCTTTTGTTCTTATGAACATATCTGAAGATGTTCCATGTCCTTCAACACCAATAAGTTTTCTACCTGCTGGTGTATCCCACACAACCTCTCCTATATTATCTCCATATACTTCTTTTATCCAAGACGCTGTATTTACCGCAGCATTAACCCATTTTTCATTTAAGATTTTATCCTTATCTTTTGCTATTTTCATTAGCTCTGATTTAATTTCATCAATGTCTCTATTTTTTAATAATTCTCTAAGCACATAATGAACAGCTGCTTCACCAGCTCTTGATTCTGCAGTTCCTGCACCAACTCCCTTTTCACCTTTCTTTTCTGCTTGAGCTTTAGCATCAGCCGTAGATAAATTCATTTGACTATCGGTGGTTTCGTGGTCTTCATTTCTTAAATCTTCATTAGAGGTTTTAGGTTTTGTTTCTTTTTTATCATCACCTTTTTTATCCATTGGATTTTTATCAACTTCCATACCAGGTGTGGTATCGGTTTCAGTTTCACCACCCTCTTGTTCATATTCTTTTGCAGCTTTTTCTTGGTCTACTTTTTCATGTGAACCATCTTCAATACCTTTTTCATAATTATCTTTGTTTTTATATTGAACGATTCTTCCACTTTCTTTTGAACGAGAATAATATACTTGTTCTTCAAATAAATTTTGTATAAACTCAAAAATAAATCGATTTGGTAAATTCAATTCTTCCATTGATTTTTTTAATTCAAATATGTGTAGTGGATTTTTAACGTTAGGCATTCCATCGTGTACACGATACGCCCATTCTGTAAGTATTTTATCTATTAAATTCATGTTATAACCTATCGGTAATATTTTTCATATCACCATAATTTAATCCCATTTGAGATTTTGTGAAATGTTTTCCTTCTTCTAATATGTTTTTAATTTCTGTCAAAGTTTCTACTCCGTCTTGTTTAGAAAAATCAAAGAGGAAACTATCATATCCATATAAAACCAATTTAGTGTGTTTAGTTAATAAATAGTCTTGAATAGATAAAATCTTCTTAATATTTGATTCTGTCTCATATGCTTGTATCAAATAGTTAAAAACTTTATTTCTATTTAAGTCATCATAATTATCGTATGTAAGTTTCCTTCTATAAATATCAGTATAAACACAATTATGTGTATTTATTTCATTCCATTTTGAATTAATATATTTATGAACTAAATCAAAAAATAGTACTTTTTCTCTTGTTTCTTTATCAATTCCACCATACAATAATCTAAATGTTCTAGCCTTTGACTCTTGATATGAACAACCATAACGCTCTGCGAGGTGTTCGTGTACTGAATCACTACAAAACCTATAGTCAACCAAATCACCTATTAACCTCAAGTGATATGCATCAAAGTCAAATTCAACCAAATAATCATTTTCAGGTATAATAGATTTTCTCTTTTCTGGTGGTAGAGCTGCAAAGTTTACAGTTCCAAATGCATTTGATGGACGACCTGTGGTTGTGGTTAGATTGTAGTTGGAATACAATTTACCATTCGATATATGTTTTTTGACTCTTAGGTCAAATATATCACACACGTCATTGGACACCTTTACACCATTTTTTTCTATATTGTAAAAAGCCTTTATCTTATCGAGTGCTCCACTATTTTCAAACCAACCCTCATCATCAATAAGTGGATTTAAATCTTTTTGTGCCCATTTCAATATCTTATCTGAAACCTCATCACAATACTCTTTGTGTTTGCTTATTGGTATGATTTCGTTAAGTTTTTTTACATTGTAGTATTTATTACTCAGGAAATCTATTGCATTGTTTCTCACTTCCAAGTCTAAAGGTTTTCCATGTAACCACCAATGTCCTATATTTACATCAAAAATACATCTATATTCAGGCAATATTGGTAATAGTTTTTTAGCATCAGGTGTCATAACAATCTGTTTATCATCCATTAGAAATGAGTAATCAACCATATATTGATTGGAATCTGGATGTTTTTGAGGTAAGATATAACTCTTTGATGAATCCCAATTATCCACATCGTTTCCATGAATTTCTCTAATATAAAGTAGCGACAACTTGTTATTCTTATGTAGTGGATGTAAGAATGGATCTGAATATATGGGTATAGCAATATAAATCATACTACAATATATAAACTTTTATGTTAAAAAACAAGCTTTTTTATGGCCACCACGAACCATTTTCATCAGGATTACTATGTCCCTTGTTTCCCACACAACAACAATTTTGTTTATTTGGTCCAGTGTAATCTTGTCCGTCTTGAAGACCAAATCCATCGGCTTGACACCAATCTCTTGGATCAACATCTTGATGAGTATCAGTGTATAAATCAACAGCTGTTTTTCTTTCTTGAGTTCCATCATGACCAACGTAACCACCACATCTAAATTGACCTTCAAAGTCTCCTGTTTCACATTCAAATGTATAAAATTCAAAAGGAGCTCTAGGATTAGTAGGATATGGTAGATAGTTCCAATTCCTCAAATCACAAGGTTCATTAGCATCTGGATCATACATTGGATCACCCTCTATCATACATCCCACTCTACGCATAGGTGGTGATTCTTCTTCATCCACTCCACCACCTGTGTCACCACCTGTATCTCCACCTGTTCCATTATCTGTAGAGCCACCCTCATCTCCTGGTATAAAAGGTGTTGTTGGTTCAAACTGAATATAACTTCCTTCTGCACCACCTAAATATTTATCAAAAAAATTGTCTATGTTATCAATATAATAAGGGCAACTTTCATCACATTCAGATTCCTGTGAACTAGTATCATCAATACCTGGTATATTGAACTCAGGAATAAGAAATTTTGCTGTTTTTCCTTTGCTTCCATCATACTCCCAACCTCCTATTGGATCTAATTGGTCAAACCCCAAAGATTCACCAATAACGGAATTTCTAAATTTCTCTTTTACAGATTCTGCAAAAGTTCCACCAAGAAGTCCCACAGAATACTCAGATCTACCTGGTTGTCCTGGACCATTCCATCCCCAACAACAAGGATCAGGATAATTAGCCACTCCACCAAGACCAGTGGCAAAACTAAAATTAGCATTCAAATACTGTTGCATCAATGAACCACCTGGTTGGTCACCACTATTAATGTCAAAATTTTGAAAATATATATTATGGTCAAATTTTGAAAGTTTTTGGTTCCAAGCTTGAGAACTTGAAAAGTTTGTATCTTGTTCATCATTTAATGGAACTAACATATAAAATGCATATGGAACTAATTCAGAGACATTATTGAACACTAACATATACAATTCATCAGATTTTATATTTATTCCAGCTGGTAAAAGTCCTCCCACAACATCATATCCACTAAAAGCAAATTCTGTAATAGTTGGATAAATTAATTGTCCTATTGACGTAGGAACATCCCCCAAATTAGCGGCATAAATCCAACCCTCACCTGCTGCAATGTTAAGGGTTGGTCCATCAAGGTCATAATTACTCCAAAGAGGATCAACCACTGTTGGAGCATCATATAAAAAATAATATTTATTTATACAATTTATATCAGATACCCAATCGGGTGCAAATATTCTATCCCAAAAATCATGACATCGTTCAACTTTTGTTCCCCCACTAGAGGCTATAAATGGTTCATTATTTTGTTCACTGAAACCTCGAACGTATGGGTAACCAATCAACATACTGTAATTAGTATTTAATGATCCGTACAAATGATAAGCGGGAAAAGCTATTTTTACACTATCCTTTCCCTTATTGTATTCTTGTATTGCCACTTTGTTTCCTCTCACAAGAAAAGCTTCATCATTTAAAAAAGTAAAATTATGATTTTTCAAACTTACAGGTTTTTCTATCGTCACCAAATCCATTAATTTATCAACAGGCATCCCTACATATTGACCACCATCTAAAAAATTATCATCTCTATTGAAATCTAATTGAAAAACATCCTCCACCCATTCAGGCATTGCAACACCATATGTTAAATCACCTGGTTCAGCCTGTTCATAATACAATTCATTTTCAAGATTGGTCATTTCATTAACTGTTTTTATATCAAACTCTTTAATTTCACTTTGGGAATCTATTTTATCCGTACTGGTTCCTACGATAGATTTTAAAAACTCTGGAGATAAAACAACGTCTGAATAAGGTTTATATAATTCTTTAGATTTCAAACTATCTCTTCTTATTCTCATCACGGTTTCAAACGTTGTGTACCACCCATCAGAGTTTATGTCTTGAGAGACTTTTACAACCTGAAAATAAACATTGTTTCTATAAAGTTCTGGTAAATAATTTACCTTAAATAAATCTCCAGGTTGAATCGATGATATTCCGTATATGGTTAAACTAAGTGATATTGGGAGTGCAGTTGCACTCGTTTTTACCTCATCTCCCTCTACAAACTTACCAGTGAAAAAAGCTTGTTGAGCCAAAACTCTATGATATTCACTAATACTGTCTGCAGCATAAATGTTTAACATATTATAATATTCAGAAGTTTTTTTCTGTACATTTTCAGAGGAAATATCTTTACTCGATGGTTGAGTTGTTGATGATCCATCTCCCTCTTCTCCATCCTCATCAGGATTTGGGACAATGTTTTCACCATCACTAAATGGTGACACAAATTCACTTAGGGTATGACCATCATAAGTGGTTGCAACAGTTCTTGACTTACCCATTAAATTTAAATCTTCAACTAATTTTCCATATCTTCCAAATAAATTTTTATTTTCAGGACCAGTTCTACCTCTTAATTTTTCCACATGAGAAAATATATCTAATTCATTCATGTAAGTGAAATAATAATCTGTTATTTCACCGTCTGAATCATCTCCACCAAAACTTGACAATAAAGAGTGTGCAGCCATATATTTTTGAATATTTGTGCCATTTGGAAATACTTGATTTTTAGAACTTAAATTTTGAATCGCATACATGTTTCCAACATCACCTTCTGGTATACTTAAATTCACATCATAACTTTTAACTATTGAACTATTGGACATCACATCAAATGTAAAAAGTTTATCATAAGCATTTTCATCATCTTTTTCTAAACTATCATAATTATAGTCACTCACTGATATGGAACTATCATTACCTGGACTTTGAGTTATTCTTAAATCAAATATATCTCCTGAATCCTCATTTATTTTTTCTAAAATTAATTCAATTGCCTCTCTAACAGATTCTGAATGATCAAAAGCTTTTTTAATAATATTAACATTAATGAATATTTCTCTTAATGGTATTCTTTTAGCAAATATATCAGTTTTAGTGTAATCTGATAAATCTCTCATCTTATCAAATTCTTGATACTTTGGTGGAGTTTTATTTAGTCTAAGATAACTCGCATAAGTATATCCCTCTTCATCAGCATCTCTTGGTAATTTTCCAACTCGAGCACTATAACTATCATGCCAATACTCTGGATATAAAAATACAGGAACGTCAGCATGAGGTCCATATTCCTGTCCATAGTTAATAATATCTTCTTGTCTCTTTCTAAATTGTTTAATCCAAGGCACAAATGAGTCTTGTGAATTCATAGATATTTCAAAATTTAAATGGTCGGATTTATTAATATCATCTACAGTTTCCCCAAAACCTAACTCTGAATTTATAACCTTATCTTCAAATAATCCAAATGAAATAAAATTTAAATCATCATATTTTTTATTCATGAAAATTCCATATGGGACGGATAAATCATATGCGTTTTCAGGATTATCCTCATCATTTTCAGTCCTATTAACTCCAGGAGTTAAGTCGTCTTCAAGTCCAAATGATTTTCTGGCAAGAGCTCTAATGGTTTTTTGAAAATCCTCTATATTGTTTGTGCTTGAATTATAATCCGGTAATGAACCTGTAAGAATTCCTCTTTCTTGATTTGAACTTACTTGATATAATCCCTCAAATGTTATCAAATGGTCTAATATATAAGATACTTTTCGAGCAATATTTGTTTCTTCAGTGTTTTGATTTAATAAAGCTGTATTTCTTGAGGTAATTGTTAAACTACATTCAATACTACCATTCTCTTGTATTTTCGAATCATAAGATTGAACGATACCAACCAAAGTATCTACAAGTCCTTGTTGTGAACCTACCCATCCATTTTTATCAAATAATTTGTTTTGAATTCCACTTAAACCATTATACTCCTTACTCTCATCCAAAAAATTTCTAGGATCATATAATTCAATATTTTCATTACTCCATCCAAAATCAAGAAATATTTGAGCTCCTGGTTTTAAAAAAAATTTATTATATATTTTATCAAAATCATAAAAATTATGAACTGTAAAATTTATTGTGGTTTTTCTTATTTCTCCTATCGCACCTTGAGTTTCAGAAGACACTGAGGTAATTCCAGCTCCTGGTTTTAAAAATTCATTGTTTTGACCTATATAACCATGTGTGGGGTGAAAATAAGGAGCATTATGTTCTTCTGGAAATAAAACCTCATATGAATCAGAGGGAGTTGAATATCTTTCTTGATTAGGATACAAGGTTCCAACGTCATGTGAATTAACTTGATATACTTTTGTTTCAAATGGCCTATCTGGAACTTGTGGATCTAATTCATCAGATATGTAATGTTGTTGTCTTTGAACATCCCAATCTATGGGGGTATTAGGAAAATCCGTTTGTAATTTTTTCTTTTGATCCTGTATAGCTTTATTTCTATCTGTGATAGTTCTTGAATCTTCAGGTCCAAATCCCTCAGCACGTGGAAAGTATATTTTCTTTTCAACTTTTTTAATTAAATTAACAGCTGTCCACATTCTGGTAAATGGAGACCTCGAACCTAATTCATATGAACCATCAAATTGATTATCCAAAAGTTCACCATAAGTGTAGAAACCTTGATTTGATTCACCACCTCCTGTGACTCTACTATCTTTATAACTTGAGTCCTTTATTTCTTCATTTGGAGATTTTAAAGTAGATGAGGCTCTTTGTCTAGCTTCTAATATTTTTTTAACTCTAATGGGGATGTCAGAACCTAAAACTCTTTTGTTTATTGTTGGCATTTTAGTAACCTTTTGCTTTTTCTATTGTAGTTGGTATTCTTAAACTTGTCCCTGCTGGAATGTTCATTGTTTTTAAATTATTTACTCTTGCTATGAACCACCACAAATTTGGATCACCATAAAATCTTTGTGCTAAATTATCACATCTGTCACCCATGGTTGATATAAAGTACATATCATCATCACGTTCAGGAACCACATCATAAATAGTTGTCGCATAATATTTTCCTGTATTTTGTCCACTGTTTTCATTATAATTTACAATTTTCGTATTTCTATATCTTTTTACTGACATTAATAGTCCTCCACATCTCTAGAAACTAAACTGGCTTTTCTATCACCCAATCTAGCATCAGTGGCCCTTAAATTATTTCTTTGTTTTCTAGACCATCTTTCACTATTTGGTTTAAACTGACCATTGTAGCCATAGAATTTAGTACCATATCCAGGACTAAATCTTCCCTCTTGGTTTGATTCATGTATTACCTGTAAGGATATAGCAGCAGTTACGTATTTAGGAACTCTAGCTCCAGCGACTGTTTCCCAAACTCCTTCATCTGGAATAGTATAGGTTAGAGATTTAATCCATGTTAATTGTTCTTTATTAATATCACCATATAACTCACCCATTCTAAATTTTACCAGTGGGGGTTTCATTCTATATTGTTTTTCAGCTCCTGCACCATACCCACTCATCCCAACGTCTTGCATATATTGTGGATAACATAAAGATGTTAAATGGTTTAATTTATTATAAATCATTTGTAATTCGTCTTTAGTGTGTGCAAAAATTTTAAGAATAAATGATAAATCCCTTTCACCTCTTTCATAAACCCAAACAGGTTCACTTCTTCCTATGTAGTTGGTTTGAGCCCAAGACGGACTAACATTTTCTGTTATACCTGAAACATAAGCTCTGAAAAATAAATACTGGTCTGACCTTAAATCTTTAAAATAAAGTGGCATCCCTTGTTTTTCACCTTCAATATTAAATTCTAATCCACTTGCAACTCCACCGGATGAATCTTCACCATCAATGTCCACTGTTTTTGTACGATAAGTACTTGCTTTTAGTTGAAATCCTGATATTTTTTGAGCAAGTGTAAATTTATCTCCCCCAAGATATGGTTTAGGAATGTTGTTTAATTCTGGACTTCGTGTTGCAGCTCCAACTAAACGAGATTGAAATCTTATAAGACTATCACCATTACCACCAAGACCACCGTAACCTGGAGTAGTATTTCCCCCTCTTATACTGTCCTCAAATAAAAACGGAACGGTGTTCATTCCGTAATATGGATTATTCACTCTTCCATACTCACTAGATACCGTATCGGAAGTACCAGTTAAAGTGACTTCAGGTAATCCACTTCGTGTGAGTGTAGATGGTGCACCAATTCCTAATGACCTTGCTATTGGACTAACTGATGCTAAAGTTGATAAAAAATTATATCCTCGATTAAATCTTTGAGGAACTATTCTTAAACTATCACCGTGATAATTTGCAAAATCACTAAATGGACCAGTTAATCTATAAGCTGGAAGGTCTTCTAAATCTTGACCTACAGACGCTCTAACAACAGAGGTTGGAATCACACTAGTTAAATTTTGTCTAAGTGTAAAAGCAATACCAGCTGGTGATGATAAAAAACTAGTGATTCTTTGAGTGTCGACTGAAGACCTAAAGAATGGAACCGACCTATTTCCTTTATTTAACTCTCTACCCACATCACCAATTGGACTAACTATGTAAGGTTCAGAGTCAGCTAATCCAAATGTAGAATTTCTATAATTTTTTGATAATCCACTAAATATACCTGTGGCTCTAGGATTTTTAATATTCAAACCCTCTCTACTAACATTACCACCATAAGTGTATGGACTAAATCCATTAAAAGAACTACCATCGTCTTTTGGAGTGTGGTCGTTATTGTACAAAGAAAAGTAACCTTGAGATGCTCTTAAATCTATACCAAGTCCACCTAAATCATTATCTGAAGTTCTATAAGCTTCAGTACCTATTAAATCATTCCCCTTTTCACTCTGAGGTGTGAATAAATTATCAAACTTACCAGCGGTGGAATAATCGGTTACCAGTTCAGGAGTATGTATGGTTCCAGCATAAGTATTTTTACTATTTATTTGAATACGATTGTTTTTTGGAACTCTAGGATCAAATGTTTGCATTCTAAAAGCTGGTAAATCAGATGCTGGAGTATAATTAAAACTTGAAGGAACTCCAATGAATGATGATGGTAGTCTTGAGAATTGGTCAAGTATTGGAGTTGTTGTGGGCGTAGATATGTCAGAAACTAAATTAGATTGACCTGTGTTTAATGGCTGATTTCTCTGATAGTCTTCAGCTAATTGAGGTAAATTCTCATTAAAAATACTATCTAAATTTTCTAAACCCAATTCATCTCTCCATTACAATGATTTTATTTCAGTTCCAACCCTTGAACCAATACCTCTAATTGCAGAACCTCCAACTCCGAAGTACGACTTCATTTCAAGCCGTAGTTGTGATATTTCACTTTTAATTGAATTAACCTCATCAGCCAAAGGTTTTGTATCATTAACAACCTCTACATTTGGTGTCATGTTGTTAGAACCTCCGTTAAATGGTATCACTTGAACAAATTCTTTTCCTCCAGGATTATCACCCACCATTATTGGTGTTGGGCCACTGGTCATAAAAGAACCTCCGTTTGCAAATCCCAACATATTAGTCACTCCAAAACCTGAAAGAGCTCCTAATATTCCACCAGGAATACCCCCAACAGCAAATCCAGCCAGTCCACCCGCAATAGTAGCAATTGTTTTAAAGTTCTCAACAATCCCTATCATTGCATTTGATATGACTGTAACCACATTTTTTAGAGTTTCCATTCCACCATCATCTAAAAATGTTCTAAAGTTTTGAGCAACTGTGTCAAGAACTGGTATTAAATTTGTAAGAATTTCAGCACCCAATGCTTTAAATTCATTCAAAATTGAAGTTAAATTTGCCAATGCATCTTTACCCATTAGGTCTGCAAAAGTTTTTGACTCATGAGATAAATCACTTTGTCCCCTTACAAGTTTTTGCATTGTTCCAACCTCAACACCAAGAAGGTCAGCCATAGCTTTTCTCTGAAAGAAATTCAATCTATTAAATTCAGCCTCTCCACCAAGTTGTCTTAGAACTTCATCCATCATTCCTGTTAGGTTATTAGATAATGCAAGTTCTCTAGCTTTGTTCATATTAACTTGTCTACCTAATAACACTTGTAAAGATAATTCTTTTTCCAATGAGGACTGAAAATCTAATAAACTTTCTGCAATTCCAGCAACGGTGTCTAAATTTACTCCTAACTTTCTAGCCTGAATGGCAGCCATGAATATATTTTCTCCACCATCTTTTGCAAATTTAGCAAAAGTTTCTGTACTACCAGCAACATCTCTCATGACAGCTGATGGATTTACTTGATTTGCTCTAGCTAATTGAAAAGCACCTTCGGCTAAGTCCTCAGCTTGTTGTGATGTGAGACCTCCCATTAACATCAAAGTACCAAATAATCTTGAACCCTCATCTGCAGTTAATCCCATGGCCACTGACGAATCTAAAATCTGTTCTGATAAACCAAAAGCCTCATCTACAGACACACCAAAATTAGATGATAATGAGTCGGTTATGTTTACAAGGTCTTGAATGTCTCGACCTAATCTAATGGTATCAGGTCTTGCCTTTACAAAAGACATACCTAAATCTTGTGCCCCCATAACACCAAATTGTGCACCAATTGAATCAATTATTTTTGATGCATCTTTTAAAGTATTAAGAAAAAATTTAAAGGTTTTGAATATGGCAAAAGCTGTTATTGCAACTATACCTAATTTTACAGCTAATGAACTGACCACACCCGTCATACCTTGAAGTAATGATGAAAATTTTGCAGGTAACTCTTTTGTAGCTACTTTGGTTAAGTTTTTACCGAATTGTTCTATATTTTCAGGAGTCATTCCTAAACCTTTTAACAACAAGTTTCCACCTGGTAGTCCTCTTATACTATCTGCCACCTTTTGAATTTGAGCCGTGATAGCTTTAGTTGTGTCCTTTACAGCATCTCTACGTTTCTGGTCTGATTCAAGTTTTTTAAGTGATTTTTCTAATAGGTTTTTTTCGACATTTAAGGCCGATATCCTGTCTGGAGAAAATCTTCTATCCAGTTCACCATTTTTCTTTTTTGTTTTTGCAATGGCTAATGTTTTTTCAGCTATGTCAGATTGAGTATTTTTAATTTTGTCTGCTAAACTACTTCCACTTTTTTCATTTTGCACCATTCTATCAATAACAGCAGCTCTATCCATAATTTGTTTATTAATCTTTTTAGAGATATTAAGTTGTGATTGAAGTTCTTGAGAAATGTTTCTAGTAAGTTTTTCACTAGATTCTAGACCTTCATTTATGGTCTTTTGAGCATTAGCTCTTTCTCTTTCAATTCTTGACTGTTCTTCAGATGATAATGCCATGTTTTATCCTTATAAGAAATCTTTTAGATTATATCTATCAAGTTTAACTTTTTTAGTGCCTTTCATTTCAGCTGATTTATTCATAGATTTTTCCAACTTATCTATTGATTTATTTAAATCTTTTAAACTTTTTTGAAATGATTTATTTTTTTTTAGTGCAGGTTTTACTATTAATAAATCTAAAATTGTTTTAAAAAGACCTTCACTTATGATGTTATTTATATTCATATATGATTTTTTATTTTTCATAATACCCTCCAAATGGATGCACTTATTCATATATAAATATCAAGGATGTGAAAAATTACCCTTTGAATCTTGGATTTATATTAGGTTGAGACGTGGAATTTGATTTTTTAGTGGCTTTATCATATTCTTTTTTCTCTGATTCTTTAGTTTTTATTAATTCTTTATAATAAAAATTTCTCAAATAAACAGGCATTTGATAAACATCAGAGTGAGTGAATCCCTCTCCATGATACATTAATTGGAAGATTTGTTGATGTAAATCTAATTTATTAGATGGACTTAGGCCAAAAAAAGTCTGCCGTCATTGGTATCTCTACCTTGACGGCTTCTCCTTCTATTTGAATTTCTTGAGATAATTCTATATCAGGTGCTATCCTATTCAACTCTTGTCTTAAATGTAAAGAGTCTCTAGACAACATATTATCGACAAAGTTATTAATTACACCACGTTCAGAATCACCATCCACATCAACAATAACATGTTTTAAACGAGTGGTCAATTCATGAGATATCAAGGAACCTATTTTTTTATAAGAGTTCACCTCTTCTGTGATTAATTTTTCTTCTTTTCCTGTAATTAATTTAAACTTTATTTTTTTCTTTGACACTGGTAGTGTGGTTTCAAAAACATTTCCACTAACACCGTCCTCTATTTCTTTGAATGGACAATTTGCTAGATTGAAAGTGTGTTCTGATTTTTCTCCACTAACTGGATTTTCAACGGTGCACGTATATTCAGGTCCATATGCTAATATTCTAGCTGCAACCATTACGGCATTTTTGTCTCCTAAAATTAAATCATCTGACTTTATACCCTTTGTCAATATGAGTGAATCAAGTAGTTTGTCAATCACCACACCTTTTTTAATTAAGTTTTGTGATGTTAAAATATCCTCTTCTCTTGCCGTCATATATTTTATTTCAAGTTTACCATCTTTTAATGGTGAATCTGATGGATAAACCTTACCTTTACTTGGTAAATCAATTATTTCACTTGGGAACTTTTGTTCTTCTGCCATTTTATACCTCCGTTGCTCTCTTGTACCAACCATACCAAAATCTCTCTTGTTCTGGTTTCTTTATAACTAAATTAGCAAATCGTAATACACGATAAGCTCTTACTCTTTCTAATTCTACATTTTGAATAGCTTTTATTGTTGCAGGGCCTATACCACCATCAACCTCAATCTTATCTCTATTTTTGGCATTAGCAGCTCTCTGTAATACTTTTACAGCTCCACCTCTACCAAAATTAACACACATATCAAAATAAATATGACGTAAATGAGATGGAACTTCATCACATTTAGCAGGTCTCCAGTAATCTTGATGATATATTTTTTTGGCTTGTTCTTTGGTAAGATTTTTTATGTCAACACTTGGATAGAATTTTTTGGTGATTCCATATTTGGTTTCACCACCTCTATCATGTGGATCATTAACGTAACCACCTTCGTGTTTTAAAACTGATTCTATTATTTCTTCAAATGTAGTTTTCATTTCATATATAAATATATATAAAATAAAAAAACCCTCAACTTTTATTAAGGGTTTTTTTAAGTTATACTTTATGTTTATTGATTAGAATTTAAGAATTGCATAATCATATCTAAGTGTTAATGTGATTTCCACAGGATCTGATGAATCAAATGCTAAATCACCAAAATTAGCATTTTGAATATAAGCACCTTTTAACTCCCACTCTTCAACCACATCACCTACTGGTCCTAAAAGATTAAATGTTACATCTTTTTTATAGAAATCGGAATATCCGTCTCTACCAGTAACTGATTCGTGGTGTAATCTAACCCATTCAATCACTTGTTGAGCACCAGATGGAACAACTGGATCATATAATGTAATATCTAATGGTTGCCATCTTGACTTACCTTTGACATATCGTGTTACATTCATGTGTTCTAACACTACTTCGTCTGACTCAATTGATGGTCTGTTCATAGCTCTGATTAAATAAGCATTAATACCATCAATTTGCATTATAAATCTATTTTTGAGCTTTGGCTCAAAAGGTGTAAACATTATATCTTGTGGTTCCAATAATTCTGGCATTTCATTTCTCCAAGTTAAATACTTTTTTATCTATATATAAATATCTTAAAAGATAAAAAAGTATTAACTTATTTATTGTTAATTATTACTCTGGAAAAGCCGCACCAGTTCTTTGTACTGTGAAGTCTAATACTATGAACTCTGCAGTTCTCGCAGGTTGTAAGAATAATTGTCCAACTAATTGGTTTCTATCAATTGTATCAGGTGTATTGTTTGTCTCATCCATTACTACTCTGAATGAAGTAAGTCCACTTTGTGATTGAACTTGTTCCAAAAATGGATTCACTATTGATAAAAATCTTCGTCTTGTCGCTGATGTATTTTGTTCAAATACAAGGAATCTTGAAGAACTTGCGATAAACTTCTTAACATTTATTAGTAATCTTCTTACGTTAACTCTGTCTAGTGCACTTGCCTTTTTCTGTAAAGTTTTCTGTCCAAACACTACAACTCCTTGACCAGGAAATGTGGCAATTGGATTTACAGATGAGTTATAAAGTGAATCTCTATCATTTTTAGTTAGTTTTCTTTCAGCCTGAACAGCAGTTTCAATCACCCCTCTATTCAAACCAGCTGGTGCAAACCATGGATGTGCTACTTTATCGTTAAATGCGATAACTCCACCCATGACAACTGATGGTGGAACCCATCTTGCAGTTCCAGCGACTTGTGAATCAGGTATTTTAACCCAAGGCCAATACATAGCCGCATGACTTGAATCTTTACCATCCGCCTGGTCAGTTGCATTCACTATATTTTTTGCATATTCCACTGGATCTATGACTGCAAAACAATCACCTCTATCTTCACAAACATCTATCACTTTAGTGGCCACACTACCATGTACACTGTTTATTACACCTGGTGTTAAAATCATATTAATATCATATTCATCTTGATTAGAGAGTAAATCAAGAGCCTGTATGTATTGGTTAAATCCCTTAGCTGCTCCATCATCACTTATATCTAAACCTTGTGAATTATTTTCTGCTACGTTTTCATAGAATTGTCTTGGATGTTGTACAGTTCCATCTGTTCCCCCACTAAATGAACCTCCAAATGAACCACTGTTTGAACCACTAGCGGCTGATGGAAGTGATGCAGAAGCCGCACCTACTCTAACATTACCGTTTTCATCAAGGTAATCTATTGTTTCTTTTTTTATTTCAACTCTTACATATTGAGATTTTCTTGGGTATGAACCACTTAATTGTAAAAATGGTTTACCGTCTTCATCAGTTCTTACAGTTTGAACTTGGTCACCAATCGCCTTACCAATGAAATTAGGTGAATTAGGATCTAATGTTAATCCTGTATAACTTTCAAGAGTTTGTTTTCTTTTAATTGAATCATCACCTCGTCTAATGGATAAACCAAACGTACCTTTATTTTTATTTACATTGAAAACTTCATATCTTAAATTGTCCTTTGAACCAGATACTAATACACTATTCGCTCCAATTGGTCCAACACTATTCATAATTAAACCATCACCAAGTGTATGTAGTTTGAAAGGAACTTCCATCTTCCCTATACTCCCACTATCACTACCAGAAATTTGGCCATTAAAATCTCTTCCACCACTAAAACTTTTAGAAGTAATTAGAGTACTCGTTAGTAATATATAGTTATTTGTTGCCTGTGAATGTCCTTGTGCATCTTTAACATCATAAGGACCACCTGGACTAATTGGATTTCCAAAAGCTCCGTTTCTACTTGATGTTATTGAAATGACTCCAGCTACAGCTGATGCTGTTATATCTAATTTATGTAGAGAACTACTACCAATAGCATCTGACAAACGAGTTGCATTTGTTTGTAGACTAGCAGCTGCATCACCACCTGATGCTGACACTACAAATATTCGTGTTGGGACACCTGTTACAGGATCTAACGTATCACCCCTACTAGAACCGGTGAAAACAAAACTAACTGTATTTGCATTGTGTAGCTGAAATGTAGCTGAAGCACCTGCACCAGCTAATAAATTACCAGCTGGCACAGTTAAACTAGCACTCATCGGAGTTCCACCACCCACAACAGCGGGGTCCACTGATGATGATACGTTAGCAGTTGCATGACTGGAGTTACCAGCTAATATTCTTACCACTGTTAATTGACCTGAATGTCTTAAATACTGTTCAGCCGTATGTGATGTTAAATATTGATAATAACTACTTCCACTTTTAAATGAGGTTCCAAAAATCTTCTCATATTCTGAAAAAGATGAAACTGTGGTTGGAACTAAAGCAGGTCCTTTGACCGTTGGTCCTATTAATGCTGCTCCTATTTCTCCAACTGCAGCTGGTAAGAAACTTTGGTCTATTTCATTTGTAAATACACCAGGACTAACTATTTTATTTGCCATTAAAAATCTCCAATTTTATTTATTCAGGAAACGATGCACCTGTTGGTTGTATTGTGAAATCTAGTACTATAAATTCAGCAGTTCTTGTTGGTTGTAAGAATAATTGACCAACCATTTGATTCCTATCTATGGTATCAGGTGTGTTATTCGTTTCATCCATCACCACTCTAAATGCACTCAATCCACTTTGTGATTGAACTTGTTCCAAAAATGGATTAACAATTGCCAAAAATCTTCTTCGTGTTGCCGCTGTGTTCTGTTCAAAAACAAGAAATCTAGATGATGAAGCTATAAATTTCTTGACTCTAATTAATAATCGTCTAACATTAATTCTATCCAATGCTGATGATTTTTTCTGTAATGTTTTTTGTCCAAATACCGTTACACCTTGACCAGGAAATGTTGCGATTGGATTGACGTTTGAATCATATAATGTATCCCTATCAGCCTGAGTTAGTTTTCTTTCAGCCTGAATTGCAACATCAATACCACCACGATTTAAACCTGCTGGAGCGAACCAAGGATGAGCAACTCTATCATTGAATGCATATATTCCACCTAATACTACTGATGGTGGCACCCATCTTTGAGTTCCACTAACTAAGGTATCAGGTACTTTAATCCAAGGCCAGTAAACAGCTGCAAAGTTTGAATCTCTAGTCTCAGCCTCTGCCGTAACCTCAGTTACATTACTACTATATGGAACAGGATCAAGTATTGCAAAACAGTCTGCTCTTTCTTCACATACATCGATAATTTTTGAAGCCACGGTGGTATGTAATTTCGATACAATACCTGGAGTTAATATTAAATTAATATCATATTCATCTTGATTTGATAATAAATCTAGTGCCTCTTGATAAGAGGAAAGTCCTTCAGTAGCTGCTGTTGGATCAAATCCTTGTGTATTATTTTCAGTTATATTTTCATAGAAATTAGCTGGTTTAACTCCTGTTCTAGTTCCATTATGATTACCCAATGCATCAAATCCACTAAATCCATCTGCACCTCCCGCAAATCCACCATTAAATGAACCACTACCACTATGAGGTAGAGAAGATGATGCTGCATTTACTCTAATAGTTCCATTTTCATCTAAATAATCAACTGTCTCACTGACTGAATCAACTCTTACGTACTTTGACTTATTTGGATAAGAACCACTTAATTGTAAAAATGGTTTACCGGAATCAAATCTTAAAGTTTGAACTTGGTCACCAACCATTTTTGATATAAAATTTGTAGAATTAGGATCTAATGTAACATTATTGTATGTTTCTAATATTTGTTTTCTTTTATGTGTATCATCACCTCTTCTGATTAAAAGAGTAAATGTTCCTCTTTTTTTGTTTATATTGGATACCTCATATCTAATATTATGTTTAGAACCACTGATAAGAATGTTATTCGTTCTAGCAGTGGTGTCAGAATTATTCATTATTGTCCCATCAGCTAAGGTTGTAAGTTGAAATGAAACTCCACTTCTACCATCCTCTGTTATATCACCAGCTGCACTACTTGTCATAACAGAAGCGGTAGCTGGTGCAAATGCACCATCCATAATCCTTACGACCGTTAAAGTGTCTGAATTTCTTAAATATTGTTCTGCAGTGTGTGATGTTAAAAATTGAACTTGAGTTGAACCACTTTTAAATGCATCTCCAAATTTTTGTTGATATTCTGCAAATGATGTTACCACAGTTGGAACTAGAGCAGGTCCTTTGACCGTTGGTCCTATTAGTGCCGCTCCTATGTTAGCTACTGCTGATGGTAAAAATGTTTGATCTATTTCGTTTGTAAATACTCCGGGGGAAATTACTTTTTCGGCCATTGAAGGTTCTCCTAATTAATTTTGAGGTAAAAATACCGCATGCATTGATGCATTTTTTCATATATAAATATATGATTTTAACTCCAAACAATAAATTTTTTTTCAATTATTAAGATTTATTTGGTGTAAATACAGAGGTGTCTGGATTTAAACTTCCATCTCCGTATTTTTCGGTAATTTTATTTAAGAATTCTTTCTCTTCTTCAGTTGTTTTTTTAAATTGCTCTTGAATATCATTTGTTGATTTATCTAATGATATTAATTGTTCTTCTAACCTTAGACGAGCTATATGCACTTGTCCAAAATTTGATTGAATTTCAAAGTATTTGTTTTGAAACTCTTTTACTTTATTCATTTCTTCTTCTGTGAACTTTACTTCTTCCGCCATTATAACCTCCATTTTATTTATGTTATATATAAATATATATTAAATTTTCAAAAAAGTAATTTATTTTGTTTTTAAATCTGTGTTTATTTGATAATCCGTTGCATCACCTTCAACACCAAAAACGACTTTTGATGGAACTAGTTCTTTTCTCATATTTGATATTTTGTTTGTAACTATGGAATTCATATACTCTGGTAATAAATAAGCTTTTGTCAATACATTGAACGTTGACTTAATAAATCTCTCTCCAGCTTCTGACATTTCTGAAGCATCTGATATGTTTTCTATTACTGATAAAAACTTCAGGTCTGTTGCTCCTCCCCAATAAGTATGACTGTAATCCACAAAAGACTCTATGATTGGATTCATTTGTTCAATGAAGTTTGTCCACACTATGAATTCATAAGTTATGTCAGAATAAGTTGGCATAGATGTTACAATGTTTTCATTAGCTGGTTTTATACCTTGTAAAACTGAAAATCTATCGTATTGATTTTCTTTACTCCAACTTGAATTTCTAACAACACTTACAAACTTATTTTGAACATCATGAGAATAAGATTGTCCTGATAATTCATTTCTTGAAACCTCAACTCTTTTCAATACAATGAGTGGTAAAATTAAAGAGCCATTTTTATCTCTTAGTACTCCTCTTTGTCTAACAGACTTCCACCTTTCCTCGTTTCCATAATAAACAGGTATTTTAATTACTTCATTGGCCTCTCTTACAGTTGGTTTCATTATATTTTTAACATGGTTTATCATAGATGTGTCGACATCTTTTAAAGTTATGGAATAATTATCAGAAAAATTACTACCAGGAATAACGGTTGTTTCACTATTACCCCTAATAGTAGTATTTTTAGTTGATATTTGGTCAACTCTGTTAACTGATTCTTTATTTACCACCTGTTTGTTTGTTATTCTATTAACGGCCATTTCGTTTTCTCAATGCTTTTAGTTTATCTTTTTTAGTTTTAACCTTACCTTTAAATTCCTCTGATTTGACTGCATTTTGGTCAACCGTTGATATTGCAATCTCTCTTTGTATATCTACCTCAACGGCTTTTGTACCTGTCTGACTATCTGTACCTATATTATCTATCTTATTCATCAACTTACCCATCATCTGTTCCATTTGTAAATTACCAGTTGGTTCAGGTGTGTAAATATGTTTTCTTTCACCATAGACATCATCTTCCATCACATTACCATCCACTTCTTTTTTAGGTTTTGGAGTCGGTTGAAAATTACCATCCTTTTCATTAAACTTTGTAATTTTTTTATGTGTTATTCTTTGAACAGCCATTATTAATATCCTTTAATTGCTTCCCAAGTTGGAAGTCCTGTACCATCGGTTTCAAGTGTTCCATTATTACTATTACCTGAATGGTCAATAATAGTATTTCCACTACCTTCATTCATTTTCCAATATCCTACAAGATTACTAGCACCTGTATGGTCATAATTAATACCACCATTATACACTTCTTGTGCAAAACTTGTACCTTTGTCTGTATCATAAATAGCTACTTCATCAAGACCACAATCCCATCCTCTGTTAAAATCTCCACTTAAATTACGAGCTCCTAACATTAAACCAGTTGTTCCACCACCTCCTTGACTCCAGTCTAAATTATTTGTTTTAATGAGTTCACCATTCATATATATATTAAGTTCTGCATTATCACCTGTATCTGTACGGTTAGCATATGTTATTACAAAATTAATCCAATTACCTGTTTTTAATGAATTATCATCATTAAGTAAGTGAGAAAGGTTTGAATTAGTATTAACTCCCATTGATGCATAGGTGGTTCTTATCCTTTCACCACCAACACCAACAAATATTGCTTTACTTGTGTTAATACCAAATGAAAATCGTTGGTTATTATTATGTTTTCTACCGAGTGCAAACATAGGTACGGTATCACTTTCTGAAGTAGATACTGCATCTGGTCTAACCCAATAAGAAACCGTAAACCCTAATCTAAGGTTAACACCATTGTCATCTGGTTTAAAACCAGTTTGTACATAAGCTCTATTTCCTTCTTGACCACCGAATTTTATGTTGTAATTTTCAACAACAGGTGCAACTCCACCTCTTCCTTTTTTATATCTAAGTCTATCTATTAAAAGATTATTTTCTTGAAATACTTTTTTAGCTAAACTTTCATTTATTTGAAATAAGTAATTACTCTCTGGTATTTCTAACCAACTCATCCAATCTAATTTTACATTACCTTGTTTTTGTTTTGATACTTCTACTAATGTAGGAATTAAATTTGTACTATCCACAATGTCCATTTTTTTAATTTTATCTTCATATAATTTTTTTGTATTAAAAGCAGTTTTATTTGTTAACCATTGTGATTCTAATTCTTGTTTTAAATTTTCAATAATTCTATCTTTTTCTGCCAACTCATCTTGATATTGAGCTTTAAAAGATTTTATATCTCCCACAGGTTTAGAAATA